ATGTTCTATATTAATGCTTTCTAGGATTACCTTATATCGTTGTCTTTCAGAAATTTTAAATATAAATGGTATCTGAGTCATGTAGCCCATGTTTGCACTGAGTAGTTCTAACCCATCTTTAGGAGATTCACCCATTAAAATTACTTTTTGAGGGTTTCCGTTTACTACTCTGTATAGGTATTCAAGATCATATTCAGTTCCACGGTGTAATATGCCCGCGCATTGCTCGGCATCCATTGTAACTGGGTAGGCTGCTTGCGTTAGTGAGCCTCCGCCGTTTTTCTTCCACTGTTTCATAGTAGCCATATCAGCTACCCTATCTAATAGGATATTTACGCTAATAGTTCCACCAATACCGTCAGCTACTAGTACAGCTCCGTTTTCATTTGGACGCGTCCAATCAACTTTGTTGTTTGAACTCATGTTAATGCTTATGTAACTTGGGTTGAACAAAAATCTAAATCCCCAAAGTTTGTCTAAATTAGCTGCATTACTAGTAGCAAACTCAGCTTGTTTTTTATCTGGCAAATCAAGTATTTCTGGGTCTACGTAAAAAGATGCTAGTTGATCGTATTTATTTGCATTTTCGTACTCAATAAAATCGTCTCTACTATCTACTCTTGCAGAAAAATGTCGAGTAGATAGGTGTGGGTAGGGGTTAAAGTTTTGAGCTTTTTTTACAGAAGGTGGTGTAGGTCCAGGACCAGGACCAGGGTTATTTCCTCCCCCACCGCTATTACCAAGGGCACAGTTTTTAGCTGCGGATAGCAAAGCTTTAGCTTTTTGCCAACCGCTTCCTTTTTTAGTAAAGTCGTAATTAAATTCTCTTTTATTATTTAATTTATCTTCTCGTATAAAGTTACCAAGTTCATTGTAGTACTTAACAGTAACTGTTACTTCCCACTTAGGGCCTAAATTCTTTTTTGTTTCGTCTGCATTTCGGTTTACTTGTACGGCGTTGTGCAACCACATACGGGCCCACTCTCGTTTACAAGAATTCCACTCATACTGAGGTTCTTGACCAAAACTAAGTCCGCCGTCTGTACGGCTTACGCTATCAGGTACTCCTGGAGGAGTAGCTTTTTTGCTAAAAATAGCTGAGGGAATAGTTGAACTTGTTTGAATTTTTACATCTGCCCATATACCGTTAACTTGAACTTGAGCGGTAAATTTAGGTGAGGCAGTTCCATTTGTACCTTTAGGGGTTAAAGTAAAATCGTAGTACTTATCTTGAATTGTTCTAATGCCGTCTACATCAGCAAATGCTTTTACTGTTTCTTTAAAAGTAGCAAACGGCCCTGTTCCAAGAACCCTAGATTTTACAGTGCCGTCACCAGATATGGCTACTCCACCATCTGGGATAACAGTAGTGTTTTTATATATAGTTATTCTGTAAATAACTCTAGAGTCAATCATTACTGTTTTACTTTTGGTAAACCTTACCCCATAAATGGATGGAGCAGTATCTTGATCGGTGCTGTACTTATTAATTTCGTAAGCTTCGACGGTGTAAAAATACCCGGAAGGTGCGTCTGGCATTAGTTACTCCCTATCGCTGCAATGTCTTTGTCTGCGGCTATTGCCTTTTTAAACTTATCAAGCATTACAAGAACTTCATTATCTCCTGCTTTAGCAATGTTAACAGTCATACTTACGTTAATAGAGCTAGCTGATCCCCCGCTACTGTTGTTTCTAATACGGTCTGCTTGACCCTTATTAAGAACCATTTCACCGTCGTGCAAATAAGCAAGTCCTTCTTTAGTTGAGTCAGCACCATAAAAGTGTCCTGGAATACCTGCTGCTTTAGAAGCTGCTTCAGCATCATCTAAGAACTGTGAGAAAGCGCCGTTACTATACGCAGACCAAGCTTTCCAATTTTTACCTTCGTTAGAAATATTCCACGCTGCTTTAACGTTAAAGGATGGATCAAACAAACGCTTGCCATCTCTCCACTGCCCGGACTCACCAAACTTTTTAGGGTCTTTAAGACTTCTAATTTGAAAGACACCCATACTTGGACCGTAGGTTTTGTTAGTAATTTTTTCATCGCCAACAGCCTTACTACGACCACCGGATTCAGCTAACGCTACTGCAAAAGCTGTTTGAAGAGCCTTTCCTCTAAAACCTTGAGCATGAAGAGCCTTTAGCAATCCCTTACGAGAACCAAAAGCCATTCCGCCAGTGTCTCCAGAAGCAGAGGTCATTTGATTGTCGCCCATTAAACCATCTAATACAGACGAGCCTTGTCCTTTACTTTTAGCCCAGTCTACGGCGCCAGAATCAGAGACATCTCCGTATGAAAGTGGTCCGCCCTGTTGAATCATTGCTAAAAGTTGACCGCCCGCGTACATAGTTCCTTTAGGAGTATCCCCTCCCAACACAAACTGTGACAAGTCACCAGCATCAGGAGCATTGCTTGCTTTGTCGTTTTTAAATAACCCAGAAACGCTTGACTTAATTTTTCCAAAAATACTCTTAGGATCTACTGATTGCTTGCTTGTTTTATCTTTACGTACTTCAAAGTGAAGGTGGGGTCCGGTAGAAGAACCTGAGCCTGGAGCGCCCTTCTTACCGCCAGAGTAAGCAATAAGACTTCCTTGGGTAACTTTTTGTCCAACCTTTACTACCGCACGACTTAAGTGTGCGTAGTAGGTATAAAAACCTTCATGCTTAATTACAATGTACAGACCAAAACTTCTTGAAGAATTTGGTTGAGTTGTTACTTGATCTACAACACCATCTGCTGCTGCAAGTACAGGGCTACCAACTGGCATGGCATAGTCAATGCCTCCGTGGTGATGTCTTTCCTTAGGATTATTTGGGTTGCTTCTCCAACCAAAAGCAGAAGAAATATGCTTTGAATTTGGAGCGGGGTTAATACCTACAGTTTGTGATCCCCCAGCACTTGCGGGACCAGAGCTTTCTCCTCCACCCTTACCTAAAAGTTGACCAATTGCGTTTGAACCGCCACCAACTAACGCACCAATTAAACCTGTTACTAATGCTCCAGGGCCGGTTCCAGCTCCCAGAAGGGCTCCAGCACCTCCACCTACAGCAGCACTTGAAAACATTGACTTAAAATCAAATCCTTTTTTAGCTTTTGCAGTTTGATATCCGCCGTAAGCAGAAAGAGCAGCTCCTAAAATAGGCACTGGTTTTGCTAATGAAGCAAACTTACCAAATTTACTTGCAACTCCTGCAGCACCTGCTGCTGTTCCGGCTGCACCTGCAGCGCCTGCTGCACCAGCTGTTGCTGCCGTGCCTGCTGCGCCTGCTGCTCCTAGAGCGGGAGCAATAAGTTTTCCTCCGCCACCAAGTGCCATACGCATCATAAGCATGTTTGAAAGTGCACCTGCGGCACCAGACATAGTTGCTCCTGCGCCACCTGCTTGCGGAAGAGTCTGTAATATTCCTTTGAGAGATGCTAGGCCGTTTACTACGCCAGGCAAGGTTTCAGCTATAGCAGCAAAACCGTTATTAACTGCAGCGGCTGCTCCAAGGGCTCCTTGATATCCGCCAACTAATCCTTTTTCTGTTCCTTCTAAAAGACGATTCTGTGAGCTTTGGAAATTAAAGTTACTCTCTTGAACTCCACCTTTAACGCCCATAGTTCCAAGCATGCCTTTAGCACTGCCCATTTGCTTTGCAGTAAGTGGCTTGTTGTTTTTAAATCTAGCCATAAGTCCGCTGGCATATAAATTAAATAGGCTGGGGTCTCCGCCAGCAATAGTCATAATTGTCTGGTACTCAACGCTGTTTGGGCTAAACATTACCTCAGGATTTTTAGGTGTCTTTCCTCGGTATATTTTTGAATACAGCTCGTTAATAATTTCGTTAGGGGGTCTTAGGTTTCCTTCGCGGTCACGCAGTCTAATTCCTAGGCGCAACATGTTCATTCCGTTTTGGCTAGCGTAAGATCCCGCTGCTTGTTCGTTGCTCATACCACTGACGGCACTCATGCCACCAAGCTGGCTCATAATTCTTTGTGTGCTTACTGATTGTGCACCGTAACCACCTTGAGACAATACCTGTCCCATAGCCATAGTTGGACCCATAGAGCTAGTTGCGTTTCCACGACCAACCATAGAGTTTGCGGAGCTAATTACTCCTCGAGCACCCATGCGGCCAGAACTGTACATGGCAACGCCTTCAGCGCTAAGTCTTTGTGTTACAGCTGTCATGGTGTTAGGCATAATGCCCATAGCACCTGCACCTATTGCTGCTACTCCTAAGCCAACCTTTGAAGCGGTTGACATTCCGCCGCCGCCTCTATCAGGCAGTTGAGCAAGGCTGGAGCCCATGGTGCTAGTAGGTTTTCCACTAGCCGACGCTTGAGCTTCAGCAGTTGCTTCAGCATGTTTTTTTATCTTTTCGTAACTTTTTTCTATATTAGTTACGGTTTTAAGCATGTTAAGCAGACCTTTATTACCGGTCTCAGTTAACTTTTCGACACTCTTTTGACCGGTGAAAGCTTCATCTCCACCGGTGCCTAAGTTTCCTCTTGCCTCTGCCAAGTTATCTCACCGCCTTAGGTCTTGTTATAGCTTTAGATAAAAATATTAATCGTTCTCGTACGGTAAGACTTCTTAAATCTTGTAACGACCAACCCGGGTAATACTGAGCTAGAAGATCATAAGAATCAATTACGTCTTGGTATGTTATTTCATTGACGAAACAACTCTGCCAGTGTTAGTGGCAGGCTTACCTCCTGGCCGCAATTTTTGCAAGCCTTTTTAATTTCGCTTAGTTGTGGTCCAGGATTACGCTTTGCAATCTCTTCTAGCAGGGTCCTACGATCAGTAATTCCCAGATTTCTAATCCGACTAGCGTCTAGAACTGGCTGATCACCAATCTCTACTACACAAGAAGTCAATAGCAAAGTATCAAGCTCTGCAGAGTTCTTATCGGTAGCATTAATGATCTTTGTTTGAACTTCCCCGCTAGGTAGGTTTACCTTTGCAAGGCCTGCTTTAAGCTCTACTGTAAATCTACGATCATTAATAGGATCATCTAGTTCTTTGGTCTCTACATCTTCATCTAGATCAACTTTAAAGACTTGAAGTTCAGGGCATTTGTCGCATACAGTAGATAGCTCTACTTCTGATCCAAATGTTGCTTTTCTAATTGCTAGTAACAGAGCTTCTCTGTCTCCGGCAAGTAAAACTCCTAAGATAGCCTTAGTAATTGGTTGTCCCCCAACGGAGACTGTTCCTCGTTCTAAGATAGATAAAAGAGCTTTGCCTGGATCAGAGATCTTTGCAATGGCTTCCTCATCGGCGCCAGTGAGTTCTCTAACTTCAGCGGTTCTGTGCACAGTTCCTTCAAACGGTTCAATAAAACCCGCCGGAAGCTTAACCTCTGCCTCAGGTAGTGATGGGATGTTAACTACTGGTATAGATCCCATCACTTCCTGATTGACAAGGTTGTTTACATCTTCTAACAGTTTGTTAGCCATAGCCGGACTTTCTGCGGCTTTAATAGTTGTAGACATGTTATATTCCTTTTCTTAGATTATTAGAACTCTTTTGCTGATCCTGCAGTTGTCAATGCTTGAGCGTACTTAGCATCCCAACCTTCGTGAACAAGAGTCATTTCTTCGACCATCAAGCTATTTCCACCAGCATCTAGGTTGCTGTATGAAAGGTTTGTAATCCAAGCATTGTATACCCGGAAACGAATAGCTACGTGAGGTGATGCTGAGTTTACTCCAGAAAGAGTTGCACTCTCACCAGGTAAGCCAGCAGGGTTTGGATGACTTAGAACTTGTAGTTCCAAATCGCAACGGAAATCCGCTCCAATACCCGCTTTAGCTCCTGAGCTAATTAGTGAGAATAGGCGCTTCATCCAATCAAGTTGTGAAGAATCTCCCAACATTACGCCTTTGCTAAGGGTAATTGGACTAAACGAAGTTTGTCCGGGTAGCTGGTGAACAGTGGTGTTGTATCCACCTTCACGGTATTGGATTGCTTCAGTAGAGACGGTTAGGCCTGATACTGAGGTAAATCCCATTTGAGCATTAAACGCAAACTTTGGGGTTGCGGTATCAGCTGTTGGTAAAAAGTTTACTAAGAACCGAAAGTTACGAACTGGATCGGTTGTTAAAGAACTTAGTACGTTAGTAAAAGCTAGTCTATCTGCCATGATTTATCCCTTGTCCTTACTACGCCGAAGCGCTTCCGGTGATCTGCCCAATGCTGATCACTACGAATTCTGCAGGATATTCAACAGCCACACCAACTTCGATGTTTACTCGACCATTTAAAATATCTGTAGGTGTATTGTTTGTAGCGTCACATCTTACGTAGTACGCCTGCTCTGGAGATGCACCGCGTAGGCCACCCTGTGACCAGTAATTACGAAGGAAGTTTCCAATCGCAGTACGAAGTTGATTCCAAAGAATTTCGCTGTTGTTCTCAAATACCGCAAAACTGCTACGGTCGGTGATTTCTTTCTTCAAGAAAATCATTGAACGACGTACGTTGATGTAGCGTTCTCCGGTTGAGTTGTTGAGTGTGCGACCACCCATGATTACAATACCGCCACCAGGAACGTTACGAATAGCGTTTACTGGCTTTGATGCTGCATTGAGGTTATCTAGTTCTGTATTTGTTAGGCTGCGCTCTAGAGCAACTGCGCTGTTAATTTTTGTACCAAAACCTGCTGGGGTCTTGAATACTCCACGTGAAGCGTCTGTTTCTAGATACTTACCTGCTGCAATTGCTGCTGGTCCAACTACGCGAGTAGCACCTGGTGCTGACTTTAGTAGATCTGGGATTACTACCCATGGGAAGTAGATTGCTGCGTTTCCGCCATCTACCGCTCCGCAACCATCGATTGCGTAAGTAATAGCTTCTGCTGATGTACTTCCTGCTGGTGGATCGATTAGCGCAAATACATCGCCACGAGCATCTGCATAAGCAGTAACATCGTTATCCAAAAGAACCTTAGCTGCACGAGCTCCAGTTTCACCGCCTGATGCAAAAGCATAAGATGCGTCTGCGTTAATCATAATCATTGGGTTAGTAATTGGATCAAATGTTGCTAGAGCAGTTTGGTAGCTAGCACGTGTAGGTGCTGATCCGTCTGCTCCTGAGGCAAATGTCTTGACTCCGGCAACTTCTGGCATGTTAGCTGGGGCTGCTGTACCTGAGGTTAGGTTAGTAAGTGTTACGTAATATGAAGCTGAGTTTACGTAAGCCACGCAATAGCGGCTGTTTGTTGTAGACATGCTTAGATCAGTAAACTGTTCTAGGATGCCATTTGCATCTGAAATAATCAGATTAAATGTAGTTGTAGAAGCGGCTGTAACTTCTGCTGTTAATGCGTTGCCCCAAGCACCAGCACTCTTTGCTGTTACTCGAAGTGTACTAAGTGGGGTACCTGCACGGTCACGAAGAGTTACTGATGCTGCTGTAGCACCTGAACCTACTACGCGCTTAATGTAAGCACTACGTCCGCCATTTGCAAAAAACGAATAGATCGACCAGGTAGCTGGGTAGCTATCTGAAAGGCTTCCAAAAGTTTTTCCAAAGTCGTACCAGCTTTGAATTAGAACTGGTTCTGCTGTAGGTCCTTGTGCAAATGCACCGAGGAACGCTCCACGAGCCTGTCCGTTATCTGCTAGCGCAACTAGTTGTGGCAGAGGTACTTCATTGATGAAGACTCCTGGTCTGCTGTAACTTGCCATTCTTTACTCCTTAGGGTTGATTTGTTTTCTCGGGGTGCCTATTTATATGTTTATTGTTTCAAACGGGATGTCTTGGCTTGTGAGCGATATTAGAGGAGGTGTTTGTACTGGATACTTCTGAGAAATAGCGCTAGGCAAAATTTCAGCACTAATGCGTATGTTGTACACATTAGAGAAAAGTCGCTTACCGTTTTGATCAGTAGTATCTTTTTTTGACATTCCTAAAAATTCAACACGTCTAAGAGTGTTGTCTTCTGGAACACTAAGGCGGCCAGATCGCATTGGTATGCGTTGACCAGACAGCATCGCTGCCATAATTGCACGATCATGTCTAGGCTGACGTGCATAAGTAGTAATCTGATAATCAAGATTTACTGGAATAGGGAATTCTGTTGTGTACTGTTTTGATCCTGCACCGCTTGAAAGCGTTGTACCTTTATCTACACCTTCTGGGTAGTAAGGCATACTTATAATGCCGCGGTGAGCTCGTTCAAAGTCTTCAGAGTAACCAATGAAGTCAAGAGTGATGTATGGATACACTTGATCTCTAATTTCCATATCAGGTTGTCCATACCAAACGCCTACGGGACGTTGAGCATTTGCACTGTCAGATACAACAATTCCTTGTAGAGCCGCTTTTAAGGCTTTATCTTCATTAAGAATAATAGGCATTAGATCAACCCCTGCACTCTAAGGCTTTTTGACAAGCCTGTAGCAAAGCTATCTTGATCAATAAAGTTAGTTAGAAAGTTCCTAAGCACAGCGGATGGAGGGGTATCTTGATCCCCATACTCTAGAAAATTGATTTTGGCTGAAAGATGTGGTGGGTAATAGACGACGTACTCACCGTCTTTGTGAACAACAGACATCTGACTTACTACATCATCAGGCCACTTGTTTAGAAGGCACCAAGTTTTAAGGCGCTGTGTAGTGATACGAGAGTCTTCTATTTCTGCCGCAGAGACCGAGCTAGTTATAAGGTCTGATAGCTTCACTTACGGCCCGCGATTACTTTAGCAGTTAGACTTCCTGCAATCCATCCGGCTACCATCGAGCCAGCATGAAATTTGTCTAAGCCAAGTACACCGCGTACGAATTGCTCTCGGTCGGCATCGCTCTCTTCGCGTGCCAAACGGTCAAGTAAGTAAATCATCAGAATCCTCCAAAAGAAGATGCGGGGTCAAGCTGCAGGGTTCCGGATTACTCCGGCGTCAAGAACAAGAGTAAATGAAAAAGCCCCCTTTCGGGGGCTAATCATTTATTTCTTTTTAAGAGTATTACATACCCTTTTTGCGGACCATTGACTTCTTCTTAGTCATTGGGCGGGCATTTGGGTCTGCCTTCTTCTTGTTACGGAGCATCTTAAAGTCTGCCCCATCGATCTTCTTAGGATTGCCAGCTGTAGCAGCTAGCTTCTTTTGCTTATCTGACATTGCCATTAGGTTTCCTTAGTTAAAGTGTTCTGGGCGGGAAGGGGTTACTTCTTCAGGTACGTTGTCACAAAGACAGGCATACCTATTAATTTCCGGTATACGATTGGTGTTTTCGCACTTATCACACGGTTCGTCTCTAAAAATAGTCTTGTGCACTATTTTTTCTCCTTTTTTTTCTTAGGGGCTTTTTTCTTATCAAACTTCTTATTTGCAGCGGTCAAAGTCTTCATGCCGTGCTTGTTCTTAGGCATGCCGCAGCCACAGGTAGCGCACATTACTTCTTTTTTGCCTTACATGATTTACAGGTACCACAAGTACAGGCCTTAGCCTTAGGCTTGCCCTTACCAAATCCTGGCTGACCTTTTTTCTTACCACATCCACATGCTGCGCACATTATTTCTTACCTTTCTTAGGTTTAGCTACTTTGTCTTTTCCTTTACCTTCAGGTACACAGTTTGGCACCTTCTGGCCATTCTTGGTCTTCATACCTACTTGAACGTAACCTTTCCAACAAGGATCAGCCATTATTTTCCTCCTTCATGAGGGTTCTTTCGGTGCCAAGCACGGGTTGCTCGTTCCCCCGCTTTGATTGTCTTAGCACCTGCTTTTTTAGTAAGGTTAATCTTATCGTACTTTCCAGCTTTGGCTTTAGCCTCATGGTCAACAATTACGTCTCCCTTTTTATTCTTCTTTACGGTGTGCTTGGCCCCACCGACTTTAATTGTTCTAGCCATCCTAGCCTCCGTTGTTAAATGGGTTGTAGTTTGAGTACTCTAAGAATTGAGGGTCGTTGACCAACTCTTCCGGATTTACCTGGTTTAAGTCCATACTGATGAAAGTGAAGTCCTCTCCCATTAACCCTCTAGGGAGGAATTTAGCTGGGGACCAAACGGTGTTTCTAAATACTATGCGATCTCTTAAAAATCTATCTGGGTCGCTGCTAAAGTAGTCATCATCAGTTGTGGTGCTACCAAAATATGAGTTTCTCTTTTTAGATACGTCTCCCCGAATAACATCTATGTTAAAGGTAAGGCGTAGCTGATCTACGGTGTAAAGACCTCTGTCATTGCGTTGCATAACGCCTTGCTCAAGCTTGGCAGAGATAACCGGAAGGGTAGATTCTTTCTTCCATCTACGACCTACAGTAGAGGAACCCACATCGTAAATAGGGTCCACTTGACTAGCCACGGAATCCCAAGCCCACCAGTCTACGGACATACCAACGGTACGCACCATATCTTTGGTTACGCCTAATTTAATAGACTCTTTTTCAGAGGCTATAGTGAATCTGCCTTGTACTTGGTCTCCACGCATTCTTACATTTTAAGGCTGAATGAAGAAAAAGAAAGCGTTAGCCAGTACGTTATTAAATGGGTCTGGGAACTCTGAGCGTACAAACTCTTGGTCAGCCGCAAAGAATAGACCTTCGTTCTCTACCCCCTCAAAGGATTCCCCACCTACTGTGGTTTCCCAACCCAGGTGTTGATATGCAACTAGGCTTATTACGTAGTCTGCGTCATCTGTAAATTTTTTAGGGGTTTGTGTTGGTTGAGGACCAGCATAGATATCTAAGTGCTGCCAGTTAGGGATTAACGCAGGGTTATTAAACATTTGCCTAGCTACGGGCAAAAGCTTTTCGTGAAGCATGCGAAGCTCAGGTGTATCTTTTAGTTGCAAGACTCCGTAGCCAGACTCATGAGGCGGTCTAGCTTTCTTTAAAGCTTCGTGGTGCTCTAAGGCGTATTTTTGCAGGTACTCAAAGTCTCGTTCTGAAAAAAGGTCTTGTATAACCTTATTCACTTTCAGGCCCCTTAATTTCTTCTACCTTACTCCATTTACCAATAGGGCATTCAGCAGGTGCAATCTTAACTTTAAGGTGCATAAAACATCCACACTTTTTACAGTTCTGAGTTAGTTTAATTAAGTGGGCACATCCGTTGCAAATCTCAAGGCGTTTCTTAGCAACTTCATCGGTAGTGCGAGGAACGTTTTTATCTAAAAGATCCCAAGGCCTAGTGTCCCCTAAGTTCTTTTTATACTTTTGCCACAGGGATAAGTTCTCTTCAGACATATTGTTCTCCTAGATTTCTGACCACATATTTAGGTCTTGGTTCTTAAGCATCGATTTTGGGGCGATATTGAATCCTATCATAAAGGTATTTTCATGACTATAAGTAATCTTTTTTCCTGCTTCCCAAAGGTAGATGTCTCCCGCAGCCAACAGATTAGATACCCCACCCACAGTTATAAAGCTGCCCTCTTCGGCGGTTAGTATAAATACGCCAGAGAAACAAGGGATCCTAACTCCTCCGGTGTCGTACCAAACGTCTGTTCGAACCTCGCTTATTAACTCGGATGATAGATAGAAAGTTGAGTGGGTCCGACTCAATTCATAGTAGCTGCAGGAATCTTCTAGTAACTTTTTGATTTCTCTATGAGCATAGTTAATTGACATATCTTCAGCAATAGGTACATTTGAAGAAAATACTTTTACCGGCTTAGTCAATAAGCTTAAGAGCACCTGCTCCTCTCCCTTACTCATTAAATCCCCCAATTCTTTGACCAAACCATATTAACGGAAAAGCTGGGTCTCTGGGAGGCTCTGCCTCGTCGTAGTCAATTCTTCCGCCCTTGATTGCAGGGACGTAGGAAGATTCTCCTAGTTCAGCCCTAGTTTTGTCATAGATCCTATCGGTCTGCTTACTTCGATCCCCAGTCCCATCTATATTGATGTCGAACTTAGAAGCAAAAAAGTGTTTTAAAAGTATGCCAAAAGGTACCCAATAGCCGTTACGTCTATGTATAGGGTTCGTGTACATTCTTTGAACTTGGTAGCCATTATCAAAACAGGCATACATATCGGGGTAGGCATAGGGCATGTACTCAGAAAGTATTACTGTGCCGGTAGGGTGCTCATCGTTCTTATATATTGAGACAATATAGGTAAACAAAGTACTTTCTGGCTCAACACAAACATGGACCCAGAAGCCAGTCAGCTTCTCTGGAAAATCAAAGTTTAGGATTTGTGCGCCGTTTAAGTTCATAGTTAGTCAACCGTATTGGAGTCGTGAGTCAACATCCTTTCGGTAAAGAATATATCATAAGGTTCACAGTCGATAGAAACCACTTCGTGATTCACATCTACTTTTTTAAGGATGCTAATTGAGATCCAGTTGCGCTCAGCATATGACCATATGAGGTCTGTATCTTCAAGATCAAGTGCTTTAACAAACGAGGTTACGTCTCCACGCTTGACCATAATGTAGTGAGTGTCTGAGAATATGTCTGAATCTACAATGACTGCCCACTTAGATATACGAGTACGGATGTTTACAATCTCAGTTTCTACAAGGTTAACTTGTGGGTTTTGAGCAATCCATTCAATAAGGTCTATATCTGTTACAAGTAAGTTGTCGTACGGGAAGGTAGCGATGTCTGCAGAAAGCAGCTTATCTCCAACTTTAAGATCATGAGCAGCAACTAGCCCATCTTTTGTACGAACTAAAGTATTAATGTTAATACTTTTTAGTCCACTTTCGCCAAAGCCAGGGCCAAAGAAATCAAGATCAAGAGGTGGAAGTACCGTCTCTGTAGTACCTCCAGTTGAAGTGTCTGTTTCTACAAAAGTAGTACTTCCATCAGGGTTGTTAGTAAAGGTAATTTGTGTTCCAGTCTCTGGATTTACAGGCAACGTTGTGGTTTCAGGTTGCGTTGGAAGTGTGGTGCCGTTAGAAGCTGCTGGACCTGTAGGGCTTGTAACAGTCGGCTCAACACAAGGACCATAAATATCTGCGCAACCGCCTCTAGTAATGCAGTATGTTTGCGTACCGTTGTTTCCGCAATTTTGTGTTCCAGAACCATAGATGCACTCGGTACAGTTAATTACAGGTTCAACTACCGTTGGCACACCGCAAAAATTTCTACCCGCACTACGTGGGGCACAGTTAGAGTAGGAACAAGGGTCATATTGGTTAACCATTAGAGTTCCATAACCATCTGCACCAACGTTTATACAATAGCTTGCATCATCATCTATACAACAAGGTGTCCCAATAGCTGGAGCTACACAAGCCGTGTATCTGTCTGGACAGTTTGCTGGGGTCCTAAGAATTGTTCTAGTACCAGCTCTACCATCTGAAGTTGTGCATGGATCATCAGGTATTTCTCTAACAACTGGACAACTTGGTGTTCCCGGGTCAACCCAAATCTCTGGACACACAGCATATTGACCATTAGTTGTTATGCTGTTAGTACAATTTGTATTTGTAGGTGGGTCTACTAAATTAGTTGTTGAGTATTTATTACAACTAGTTACATTTCCGTTAGTCCTACATACTTCTGTTACATAGTAAGTAGTGGTTACTGGCCCACCGCCTGTTGGTCCGGTTACTCCTGTTGGTCCAGTTGGTCCAGTTGGAGCTTGAACAGTACACTGTACAAAGTTGTATATATTGTTGCAGCCTTCAGGAGTTACACATTTGTATCTAATTGCTTTACCTGAAGGACAGCCCGCTTCAGCGTATTCTTCTTCTCCACTACCAACTCCACAGTATGCGCCACCACATTTAGGAATTTCTCCAACACAGTCACCAATAACGGTGTCTTGAACTGGAGTACACCAACTTTGGAAAGTTCTAGAAGTTACTAATCTTTGTCCAGTACTTAAGTATCCACAACCCTCATAAGTAGCAGAGGTTGATTTTGGAATACTGCAATTTTCTGTAGTAGAGCAAGAAGGAAACGAAATTATTCCTGCAGCTTCACAAACCCACTCACCAACTCCAGCAACAACGGTGCCAGTAAAATCGGTATCTTTGAGTTCATTTATACACGCTCCAGTAGAGAATGGGCGAAGAGTACAGTAGTACTTGACGTTAGGCTGTAAAGGGTTGCAGCATGAGTACGAAACTTTAACGGAACTATCACTATAGCGCTTTGTTACACGTTTTGCGTAACCACTAGTACATCCAGAAATTCCACCCCAAAGTTCGCAGTCTCCTATTTGTTCACTAACTACTTGAATAATTGCATCTTCTTTAGTACACACTCCTGCTGGAGCTGTATAGGTAATGCATCCCGGATCTGTTTGACAGGTGTAGGGCGCAGTTCTAGTTCCTAAAGTAACGCCATCTGCTAAATAGCAAGGCTCTGTTGTAGGAAGAATAATGCCGTTAGTGCCGTTTAAACAATAGTTAGGCCGGTAACAAATAGTCTCTGGAATAGCTGCGGGCTGTTGTCCTGGAGCAGTACAGGTAGATCTCCATGTTCCGCTTATTCGAACATAAGATTGGTTTACTGTACGCCAAGTTCCGTTTACTTTTACATATCCGCAAACACCATTAGAAGGAGAGTCTGTGGTGACTACCTTCCAAGCACCGGCAACTTTAGCGTATGTTGCCATGGCTTAAACGTACTTCAGCCAGACATCCCCATCAGAACCACCAGTAGGTGTTCCAGTAGATGTAAATATATTTCGTACAACTCCAGAGCTAGTACTTGCAGTTGTAACTGCGCCGTTAGTTGCGCTTACTGCACCAATAGCTAAAGGTAGAACGGGGTCTAATCCGCCCTGAGCATGCTGGGTAGCGTGAAGAGATGCAGCAGCACCAATAGATGCAGGATCAGCTTGAGCTGTTCCAAAAGACTCCCAAGTGTTTGCTTGTTGATTCCATCTGCGTAAACCCATTAGTTAACTCCAAACACTAGTACGGTGCCGGCTGTAAAACCACCGGCATCAATAATTAACTGAACAGAACTAATTGGCTGTACCTGTAACCAGGTTCCAACTTTAAGAACAGGGGTTATGTTATTGTTAACGAGTCTGTACACGCCGTTTGCTACGCATGTAGAGTATCCTTGCGTATCTTGAGTGTCTTCAAAGGTAAAAGAAAATTTATTTGTGGATATTCCAGATTTAATAAGTGGTAGTTCTATAATTTCTGTAGCCACTAGTCCAGCAGAATCAATATAACTAACGTTATCATTATTACAAGTTACTCTAAGAGTTGCATTTGCAGAAAGTACTAGTCCCCGTATTAAAATGTAAAGGTCTTTGTAGTCTGAGTTTACAGATAGGTTAACTGATCTTCCAACAATTGTTGCTAAGTTTAAAGTTTGTAACAGGTTTTTACCCGCGTTATTTTGAGTATCGGAGTCAATCCAAACATCTCCGTCAGTAGCATATGTTGGTAGAAACGGACCAATATGAATAGTTTTACCGGGACGATTGTCCGTAAACTGAATTGCTCCTACGTCTACTCCGTTAAGTTTAACTGCCATTAGTCGGTAATCTCCGATCCAAAGGCGTTAAATGATAGGTTATTGGTAGACGCAAAAATGTAAATAGCGTCACCAGTTCTTAAAGTAATTCCTAAAGTGTAGGTAATTGTAGATGTGGCGGGTATAGTGCTATCAAAAACAATATACTGCTTAGCGCTGTCTACGGCGCCATTTTCACGAACAGAAATTCTGTATGTGGATGAGCTACTTCCTCGGTTACAAATAGAGATAGTAGACACTACTGTTTGAATGCCTGTTCCAACAGGGCCGTAAAGCGGGGTAATTGTCGTGGTAACTGGCGCTGATTGAGCTAGGATCTTATACGTTGTTGCCATCTAGGGTCTCCCGTGAATAAAAGGCTAAATTAGACTGAAGCCTAAGTTCGTCTGGATTTAATTCTACAGCTTTAGTGCCGTAAGTCAGGGCTTTCTCAAAGTTTCCTAGATTGTAGGCCGATATAGCAGCGTAGTCATAGGGCATATATCCCCAAGCAAACTCTTCACATAGATACTCTAAAGGTTTGTCTGTAATAGATAGGGCATTTTCTGCCATAACTAGACACTCTTCCCACCTGTTTTGTTGGTAGTAGAACTCCGCCAACTCTACATAGGCCTCTCTACGAGTAGGAGCTTCCTTAACTGCTTTCTTAAACCACTCTTCTTTTTCCCTAGGGTCAATCTCGAGTTTGGCTATGTAACGCATAGATGCGGCACGCTCTGGGGGCCAAACCGCTTTTGGTAAAGATAAGTGACGTTTGAACTCTTCTGTTGCTAATGAAGCTTGGCCATGAAAAAACAACTCTCGGGCGTAATAAAAAGCATTACGATCATCTGAAAGATCCTCTAGCACAGCTTGTTGCAAAAGAGGCATATATTGAGAACGAGACTTTGAATCATCTGCATGGTGATGGATCTCTAATTTAACCCAACCTTGACGCTCTTCACTTTGATTAGTTACTAGAACTTCGTGTACTGGATGCTTCCAACGATACCCTTTTCGTGTGTGGATTTTATCCCCACCATATTGAAGCCCTGGAGTACCATCTGCTTTCCAATTCCAAGTGTATTGGTAACGAGGGCGAGTCCAACCTTCTTGATGAGCTTTTTCTAATTCTGGGCGCCAACCCTCAATAAGGACTTCATCTAAGTCTAATGCAATGCAATAATCTATGTCTAAGGGTATAGCGGCTAAAGACGCATTACGAGCATCATCAAATCTCCAAGGTTTTACGCCAATATTTACTACGTTTATACCCAAAGACTTGGCAAGTTCAACAGTACTGTCGTTAGAACCAGTATCAGCAATAAGCAAGTAGTCAGCGTCTTTTGCCGATTCATACCAAGTTTTAACAAACTTAACTTCGTTTAGAGCAATCGAATAGACTGCAACTTTCATATTATGCTCCGATTTTGTAGGAATTACTTAGTGGCTGCTACTTTTCTTTTTAGGTCGTCTAATGCATCTTGTATACGATCTTGTGTTCTAGTATCTAAAGATTTAATTTCTTCTAGACGAACAAGCTCTGCTTCTAGAAGTACTATGCCTTTTTCGTAGTCTGCAACGCTTGCCGCAGGGGTTGTTTCTTCAGTCATTTATTACTCCTCTGTTGGGTAGACAAGATCGTAGCCAATTACAGCCCCAGTCTCATCCTTTACTTCGAATTTTTCTGCCCCAGTTTCTGGGTCAAGTCCTAAACTTACTTTAGTTACGGTCATACTAATCTTCCCCAAATTCCTACTGTGCTAGTTGAATAGGCAGTAGCGCTGGCTGGTAGGTCTGCAGTTGCTGCTACTAAACCTGTCATTCTTGGAGCTAATGTGCTCAAAGTTGCTGGAATAGAGTTAAAGGCTGTGTACACAGTACCTACTGTAGCAGC